TACTGCTCGGATTAGAGAAATTGCATATGAAGCACAAGAGAAAAGGAGGAATTTAAATAGAAAGTTATATGGTTGCGTAGCTAATTGTTTAGGAATACAAATTAGTCCAGAACAAGAAGATTTTATTCTTAATGGATATGATTATGTAATTCCTGGTAGTACTTTATATGAAGCAAAGCAACAAGAAAGATTCAGTAAAGTTGTTGAAATAGACCCTGCAATACCTTATCGTAAAGCAGATGCAGCTATTAGTGCATTCTATCAACAATTTAATGAATCTGATAATATGAATGATTGGCTCGGTACCGACTGTGCAATGTTTATCACTGCAGATCGTATGGAAGCACAAATTCATAAGAATAGAAATTTATCAGGAGGTTATGATAGAGGAACTTATAGATCCATGCTTAGACAGTATGCTCAAGAGCATGATATTAAAGTAGCACAGGAAGTAAAGCAAAAGCAAGACCAGATCATGGAAGAAGTAAAGAATGGTAATTATGATAACTTACCTACTACTAGAGAAGAAGTTCTCAATTTCATGCTGGGCAAAGATGGAGCTCAAAATATTATCAATAGAGTAAATCAGTTAAATGCTATAGCATCTTCTGATAATCCTGTTGGTGATAGTAGAGGAGTTCTAATACCAACTGGACCTCCAAATGCACTTGGTACTCCTGTAGTAATAGCAGATGAGATAGAAGCTGAATATAATATGAGACGTGATGCATTTGTCAATAGTATATTAGCACCTAACTCATCACCTAATTATCAAGGAGGATCAGGATGAAAGGAGCAGACAAAAAGTTGTTAGATAAAATTCAAAGTAGAGTAGTTACTAGACCTGATTTTAACTATGATACTTTATTTACTAGACCACTTGCCAGTCTGCTAACTCAATATGATGTAGATAGATTATATAATGTAGCTACATCAGTTCGGTATGCTGGTAATGCCGACAAGAAATTCAAAGCAATCAATGACATTATGCACTCCAAAGGATTCATAAAGATGTCTGCTGGTACTAATCGTATCTGTTATGGATATTTTGATGATCCTACAATTTGTGTTAAAGTTGCTGAAGATAAAACTGGGATTAAAGATAATCCCAGAGAGTTCATGAATCAATTACAACTAAAGCCATTCTGTACTAAAGTATTTGAGGTAACTCCTTGCGGTACTGTAGGATTATTTGAAAGAGTAAGACCTATTCAATCTAGAGAAGAATTTATATCTGTAGCAGATCAAATCTTCGAGTTGATAGATGTAATTACTAACAAATATATTCTAGCAGACTTTGGAACCAAATATTTTATGAATTATGGTTTTAGAGAAAATTTTGGTCCTGTTATACTAGATTTTCCATATCTCTATGAAACTGAAGCAGACAGATTAATTTGTCGAAAACCTATAGTTCACCCTGATGGACATACAGAGATGTGTGGTGGATTAATAGATTATGATGAAGGATTTAACAATCTGATATGTAAGAAATGTGGAGCAGTATTCAGAGCTATAGAAATATCTAAGTATGTACACGATAAACTTATATTGCAGAAAGGAAATCACAATATGGAACAGTTCAAAGTAGTTGTTACCAAAGGTAACAAAGTAACTAGAAATTATGATGAAACTATGAATGCAGAGCAGCCTTACATTGGCGGAGGTAAATCTGTAAAAGCAGGAAATGAGATAATCGTTTCTGCTAAGAGAGTACCTGTTAACACAGTACCTGCAGGTCCTAAAGTAGATCTGAAGAGCCAGATCAATGTAGATGTAAAGAAAGTACCTGTAACAGAACAGAAGAATCAGGCTCCCAAGAAGGAAGAGAAGCATTTTAAGAAGCATGTGATCAAGAAGAAAGTTATGATTCATCTTGAAGATGTTGATGCTGAACCTAAGCAGCAATCTGAAGTATCTGTATCTACAACTAAGATCAATAACAAACCTAAGGTAACCATTCAGGAACAGAAGGCCCAGGCTCCAAAGAAAGAGGAGCCTAAGAAGCAGCAGGAATTTGCACCTAAGAAAGCACCTGAAAAGAAAGTTGAAGAGAAGTGGAATCCCTCTTCAGTTGATCTTGAACATGGTGTAGTTACTTATAAAAGTAACATTGGTAACAAGTTAACAGTTCCTATTCCTGAATCTTTCTTGGAGAATATCTCTGCAGCTGACGAACTTGAATTAGTTAAAGCAGAGATTGAGAAGTATAAGATTAGTGATGCAAGTTATAATAAAACTATTGATGAGCTACAGAAAGAGAATGAAGATCTCAAGACTCAGCTTAATCAGGCTTATGAAAGTTATGATACAATCGAGGAGAAGCTTGTAGAAGCTAATAAGAAGATCAAGGAATTTGAAGAAACTCTTACTGAACCGGATTCTAATGAACCTGAAGAGTTTGTTGGTGGTTCCGTTGATGAAGAAGAGTACGATGCTCCAGGCTTAGTTACCATTAACGGAACTTGGACTCCTCTTGAAGCTATTGTAAATCAGATACCGAATCTTGATATCGGAGATAGCAAGCCTTCAGATAGAGTAATTGTATTTGAAGATGGAGATGGCGGTCTTATGACTGATCAGAATGGAAACGTAATTGCCATTAATTCTATCGGTGGAGTTTCTATTGCTGATAAGATTATTCAGATGAATACAGAGGAGGCTAAGTAATGAGTAGTATTGCCAATCCAGAGATAATTCTGAAAGGCAGTATTGACATTACTGATAATCTTCAATTTGTTCAGGAAATGATTTCAATTGGTAATTTGAATTTAGTGATTATCAATTTGGATGAATATAATGATCAAATTAGAGGAGAAAATGTAATACAGGGGGCGGAATTATTACCGCCTCCTGCAGCTGTTATAGCTGAACAAGATGGAGACATGACGGCCTATAACTATATCTATGATTCTTGGTATAATGATCCAAGTATACAGTTATTTGTTACTGGATTAATAACAACTCTGTATAGAGGAAAGAATATATTATTCTATTATCCAGAATTAAATGATCAAGAATCCATCACTATACCAAAGTTATTCGAGATGTTTTGGAGAAGATTTGGTATTAGGTTTGGTGTAACAGGTGTCAGTCCTGCATACTATGATTTTAAAAGTACGCCTGTGTGGTTAAATTTGATGTTTCAGTATGGGGTGGTAGGGGTGAATGAATATTTGACCTTATATCCAGATGATGCTAGAATACAACCACGAGAAATGGAGCGTCTAGTAAGCATTGTTAAACCAACTGAGCAAGATAAGCCAAAAGCAATACTAGAATATCAAAAGAAATTAAAACAAAATCCAAAGACAGTAAGAGTTCTATTTGATCTAAGGGGGTAGATAAAATGTTGATGTATGGAACTGCAAAAGCAGCTGATATGTTATATAATATGACTAGGCCTAATATAGTATATTTTAATATCAGTTCTTTAGCAGAGAGATGGTCAGCTGTACGTTTACAATTATTACCTCCTAATTCTTTGGGAGCTAATTCAGAGTATGATTTTGATGTCAAATACATGCAATGGATCTTTGGTAGTAATCCAGTATTCATGCAATTTATGAATATAATGGTTTCATTATATAATGGAATGGATGTATTTCTGATTGTAACTGATGAAGGTTGGTCAGATATGACTGTAGAATCCTTGTTGAAATTAATACAACAGAGATATGGTATTAATGCTGTATTGATTAATACATTGGAAGATTTGCAGTGTGCAGAAGATTCTATATTTGAACCTTATGGAATATTAAACTTAGACCAAGATATGGAAAGATATCAATATATCATGGCTGAAATAGGAGGAATAAAAGGTGGCGAAGGATAAAGTACCAATTACAGTAGAAGAATTTGCAGCTACAAAAAATTACTTGGCACCTTCCCTCTTTAGTTTTGGATTTCCGATCTCAGAATATGATATTTCAAAAGCAAATATCAATATTCTGAGATCATATCAAAAGATTACTGAAGAGGAATATCATAAGCTTTTAATTTTACCTAAGATGGATAGAGAGATTGAAATTGGTAAAAGAATTATATTTGATTGGACTATACAAGAAATTATAGATAAAGGTATAGCAGCAGCTAAGTATCAGTTTCTTACAGTCAATAAAATCAAATTACAAAATATATTGAGAATTGCTAATGATGCTTTCTATCTGATAGGTAATAATCCGATATTAACCAGCAATGTATTACCAGAAGGTGGAACAACTCCTATATCATTTTTGTATAAAAAGAAGTTTAATATTTATATGAAACTAAATTCTGTTCTATTCTTTGCTAATGATGAAGGATTTGAATGGGATATAGATGTTATAGGAATAGGTAATGATAAAATAGAAATGCATAGAGATTTCATATCTTTCTTATGTAGTCTATCTGACCAGTATATATTCTCTGGTAAAGAAATGGCTATCAAATATCTGAATGATTTTCACCAGAAGTATACTACTAATCAATTAGAGATAGGATTCTATAGAGAGTTTAATGCTACTGGTTGTTTTAGATATAATCAGAAGAATAATACATATCTGTCTCTATTACCTATTACTGGTAATAATGAACAATATTTGGATAGAAGTTATAATCTAAGTTTGATTAGAACTATCTATGCATATCTTTTAGCAGCAAATTAAAAGTCCCCTAGCTTAAAGCTAGGGGAAATCTTTTTATTTTTATATTATGACATTTTATATTAACTCGACGTTATGAATAACACAAGCGTTATACATACTATTTGTGATTTCACGAGCCTCATCAATATTCTTTGCACAAACTTCAATTCTGAATTGTTGATAGAATGTTGGGAGATCTTTTAATTCTCCAATACCAGTAACAATATACCTATTCATATAATTACCTCGTTGCATTATTGGATTGTATTAGTTTTATTTTATCCCATTTACAATGGCTAGGTGTATATTCAAAGTCAGTACCAAATATATAAGTTTTATCTAACCAACAATAATTATATCTCTCACCTTCATGACGAAATGGACACTCATCACAATTTTTTGGTTTCTTAAGTATAATTTCATCCATATTTACTTCCTTTAAAATGGAAATGGAAAGTAACCCCATTTTCTAAATGCTTTTTCTTTCAATTGTTCAGTTCTATTTATATTTTTTAAACGTATTCTTTTACGTTTATGTCTACGCAAACTAACTGATCGGCGAAACGATACACACCATCGTAATTTTTTATTTTTCATATCTGCAGCTTCTTTCTATTTCATAAATTCTATAGGAATAGGTTGCCAAGCAAAAACTTCAGGTCTATTTGGACTATTACACCATCCGTGTATTGGTCCTAAATCTAAAAATTCACATATCCAAATTTCATTAGGTTTATCTTTCTGTTTTCCTGTTACTAAAATACATACCACTTTTTTCTGGTAAATAATCTTCACAATTAATCCATCCAAAATTATTCTTTTTCTTACTTTCAGTAGATTCACATTCACTATTTATATTATTATCTTCTATCTGTTCTACAACTTCTGAAAATTTTATATCTTCATCATAATAATCATATTTACAAATTCCAGATTTAACTTGAGTTACTCTTGTTATTTTCTTATCATTATCTGTATATAAATGAATAAAATGTATACAATTTTTCTCTAAGTCACTATCAGGAATCTCAATACTTATTTTCATAAATTCAACCCTCTTCAATATCTCTAAAATCTAATTCAATTTTATTTTTACATATTGGACATTCTTTTCCTTGATATGCAGATTTAACTTCATCAAGATTTTTTGCTTTAGAAAGATAATTAAATCCACTCTTACATGTTGTAAAAGCAAAGAAATCATTTGGATTATTACTTGGCCTAATTATCCATTTGCACATATATTACCTCATAATTAATATGGTTTTTCTTCTAATTTTAAATTTATATTATAACGACTAACGTTTCCTAAATAAGAACAAAACTTATCAAAGTACAAACGATCATAACCATCATAAAATCTTTTACCATGATCATGTAATTTTTCTTCTTTTATTTCTCCACTTTTTATTGCATTAATAAGTTTTATTCCTTTTTCATTATTCATATATTATCCTTTCATATTAGGAATATCTTCAGGTAATGAATTAAAGTTTCTAATGAAATTAATCATATATAATTTAATTCTTACATTGATTAATTGATTTAATTTATTATGTTCATTATCCTCTTCTTCATCATCGATATTATATACTGTAGATATTAAATCTTTCACTTCTGGAGTAATATTTCTTTTTACGTTTCCATAAATATATTTTGTCATTGTTTCTTGATCAGATTCAGTAAGATAATGATTAGAATTAGATGATAATGCAAATACTGTATAATTATCTCCAGCTGCAGAAATAAATGAATCAATCAATGCATTTACTTTATCAAAGTATCCTTCAGCAAGCATAGCATTAATTAATTCGATATTTTTCTTTTTTTCTGGTATAATAATAGGATCTTCTTTTTCATCTTTACTATAATACATCATAAATCCTGATAAAAATCCAATAATAATTAAGACAATTCCAAATATAGTATCACCTTGCATTATATTTTCCTCCTAACTATTAGATTACTGCTTTGTTGTATCTTCTGTATTTTCTGATTTTTCTTCTTGTACAGTATTATGAATAATATCTTTTTTATTTTTAGTAAAATGAACGCAATATCCTAAACATTCTATTTGGCAAGGTCTTTTAGAAATTTCTAATAATGTACTAGAAAGACCATCAAATCTTTCATTAATTTTATGAATAGCATCCTCTAATTTATTTACTCTATTTGCAAAAGCAATTAAAATAGCTACTAATATCAATGATATAATAATCAGAAAACTATTTTCAACTGCCCACATATTTTCAACATTCTGGGTAGCTTCTACAATATCTTCAGCTTCTGCGGAAGCTGTAAGTAAAATATTAAAGATATTCATTATCACTTCTCCTTTCTAATTTTGGATAATCATATTGTACGCTTTCTACTTGTTTATAAGGTTCTATATTAGCTTTATTCATAGGAACACCATACTCATTATAATAAGCAAAATTTAAAATTTCTTCTTGAGGAATAATTTGTACTGTAGTAGGCATTTGATTTTGAAATTTTGTAATATACTTATTAATTTTATTTGCTATATCAAATGTAATTCCATATCTATACTTTGCTAATAATTCCCACCATTTACCAAATGTCATATCAGGTGGAATATAAGCTTCTGGATTATCAGTAAACATTTGATGAGCTGTTGTAGATAAGAAACAACAACCAACTCTATTGGCAAAATGCTCTGTAATTAATAATTGAATTAAATCAAAAGAAGATATTTTACCATAAGTATTTAATACATGCTCACAAATTAAAATGCAAATATCAAAAAGACTTAAAATATTATGATGCAGCTCAATATCTACACCTTGCTCAGATTCAATATTACCCATTATTTGACAATGATCAAATCCTAATCCCATTAAATATGCTTTATAAGCAGTATACTCTCTAGATCTTCTAAATCTACTTTCTACATTTCTTATAAAATTTCTATAAGTATCTGGATCTGCTAAAGTTTCTTTTGTTTGATAAAATGGTAAATCTAATGTAGAAGCTGATGCTCTTATGCTAGGATTATTAGCATCATATGAAATAACTTCATATCGAGTATCTTGAATACTCGATGGTACAGTTGCTAAAAATCTATCTTTTCCTTCCATTTTTAATACCCTCTTTCTTATATTATAAGAATGTCAAACCCGTAGAATTGAAATCTTTTCACATAGCTATAATAATTTATTTATGAAATAAGGAGGTGAGAAAGCAGAATGCCTCATATTATCAAGGACAAGCAGAATACAAGTCATGCATTGATGGATGAGATTGTATACAATTGTAAATTGATCTTGAAAAGCATTGTATTAAAAGATGAATCTACAGCAAATGCTAATGAAACTAAAAATTCATTGGCTAATTCAGAAGTATTATTGTCTATTAATAATGGTACTATGACGTTAGATTTCTTTCCTCTAACAGTAGAGTATCTTGTAGATTTTGGATATGATGAATTTACTGCATTTGAATATGTGCAAGATCCATCTTTGATACCTGAAGAAGATCGAGACAATTTATTAAAGTTTTGTTGTGATAAGTTTACTGAAGAGTATGTAGAAGAAAATAACTACTACAGAATGCTAAATGGTGAGCCTGCTTATGGACATGATGAATATGATATTTATATTAAGCCATATCCAGAACCAGGTAACTTTACAAATGAAGATGAAGAGAGACAGAAAAGATATAGAGAAAAATTGGTAGGAGTGCCAATTGATCAAATTTTCGACTTTTCTAAACCTCTTCATGAATTTACGATTTATCAAATTTCTACTCTTGAAACACTTGGTATTATAGATTTAATAAAAGAAGACTTTATTACCAACAATACAATTAATCCATTAGAATATAGATATTTAAATTATCTTGGTTCTAAGAAGATTGATTATATTACTGCTAGATCTGCAGCTCAGTGGGATATTATTTATATGCCACATGTAAATTATTATGTATTAAATCGATTCAAAGAATTATTTACAATTAACAGAGATATTTATCTACGTAGATCTAATCAGTTAGCTTATAATGTAGATTCTGATTATTATGAGCAAATGCTTATGTTTATCATTGTATGTCAAACATTCAATGATATGATTGTAGATACTCCTGAATGGTACATTAGAAGAGATATTATTGATCTTAGATCAGTTCAATATTTCTTGGAATCCAATGGTGTAGAATATTTTGCAGATATTCCTTTAAGATATCAGACTGTAATTGTAAAGAACTTAAATAAGTTGATTAAATATAAATCAACTACTCAGAATATTTTAGATATCTTAGCTATTTTCAATTCTGAAAATACTATTATCTATAAATATTATTTAATGAAGAGAAACTTAGGAACAGACTATGATCCTGAAATTCCACCTGGAACTTATCCTAGCACTGATGATCCAGAATATCAAGCTTGGATTCATATGACTGAGTTAGACTGTGGTGATGAAGCAGATTTACCTGCAGTAATTAGTACTGGTGATGGATATGGAAATGATGTATTAGATATTCCAGAGAATGATATTAATCCTGTTCCTAGATATGACTTTATTGATGATGGTACATTGCCTATTTATAATTATGATTTTTATAATCCGGATGATGAAGATGCTACTGCTGACGGAACTGCATCTGAAGCTGAAGATGATTATTATGAATCACATGTAAGAAAAGTTAGAGATGAATATGGTAATGTTTATGGTCTCGAATTTGTTAAAGTACCTATTGATCAAGAATATGATGAATATGTAAGAGATGAAATGTATCATGAAGGATATGATGAAGTTGTCCTTCAAGATAAATATTGGGATGGTCAAGATTCTCATGCTTTGGTTAGAAATAATCACTGTTTGAAAGACTTTACTGTTGAAGGTACTAAGTATATGGGACTTGAATTTAATGTCTTTATAGAACAGTATTCTTATCAACGTGAATATTATCTTGGATTAATCTTTGATGGTGGAGTAGATGTAGAAGATCTTAAGATTGCTGTTCCAGAATTAAAACCTGATATTTTATTTAATGTTAGAGATTTATTAATTTTCTTATATTGTTGTAATGGATTATATGATGATACTAGTGTTAAAATTAATAATCCATTAGAAGCATTAGAGAATAGAACAGAACCTCAACCTCCATTCCAACCTTATCATGATTATGATGGTGGTACTTATCGATATGCTTTACCTTTCATTGAAGAAGATGGTTATTATTCTAATGATAAGTTTCCTGATATGGAAGAATTACATGAGTTATATCCTGATATGGATTATCCTGATTATCAGAATAAGAAGTTCCATGAATATATGCTTGGTGGAGAAATGCGATATGCATCTAATATAACAGAAGATACTTTCTATGATTATATTAGAACAAAGCATCAAGATTTATTTATTAATTTATTTGGTAGAATCTATGGATTTAATATGAATGCTGATCTTAATAAAGTTGCTGAAACTATCGGATTCAAGCATTCTAAATTTGGATATGAAAGAGGATATACTCTTGAAGAGCTTGGAGTAGATACTTTTATTACTGGTAGACAAGTTCATACAATTCAAGAGTTATATGATATTTATGAAAATAATACTAAGTGTTATAAGAAATTAAGATCTTGGTTCCAAAATTCTTCTAATAGAGATGAACGTAGAGTTTATGATTATGTATATTATGAGCTCTTCACTACTCCTTATAATCAGGACTTCTATATATTAGCAGATGGAACTATGGCTGAAACTTATGACCAAGTATTAATGAAGTATGATTATAATCTGTATATGATTTATTTGGATTTAAAATCTGAAGATGATCTTGAAGCTAGAAGATCTATCTTGAATGATATTGTAAACAGTATTATTGATACTCTAAATTATTATATGAATGGAACCAATCTGCAATATATTCTTACCTTTGTAGATAATAGTTCCATTGATGCATTACTTCATTATATTTCTGAGATGATTAATTTCTTTAAGTCTTGGAAAGTATATTTCTTAGAGCCTAAGACAAATTATATTATCGGTGACTCTGGAATGTATGATGATGAAGATCATAGATTATCTGGTGCTTCTAGTCCTGAGTATATTTGTACTTATGGTGATCAGGTTGGAACTTATGTAGAAAGATTCTGGACTGTATCTAATAATAGATGGACTGATTCTGTTATAGTTAAAAATCATTATTATATTGATGATCAATTGATGGATAATCCTAATTATAATGCTGAAGTTGTAGATATAGCTTCTCATTATGTAGATCATGATATATTAGGTGATAAAGATTATAATGGATATTATCCTCCTACTAGACAAGAACAGATACTTATGATGAATGCTGGTAATCCAGATGAAAATTCATTTGCACCTTTCTATGTTTATAATGGTGGAGATGTTGCTGCTAGAAAGAATACAGTAGATATTGAAGGTGGTCAATCATTAGATACCATGGATTCTATTGAAGTTGATGGTGGTTATGTAACAGATCCAGATAAGAGATTCCAGCCAGTTACAACTTCTCGTGATCAAGATGTAGAAAAATTCTTCTATGTAAATGGTGGATGGACTACAGCTAGACAAATTACAGATAAAACTACAGTTGTTACTGTAGATGAAGGATATTGTGAAAATGTAAATGATACTAGACCTAGTGATCAGATTCCTTATTCAAAGAATAGAATCTCTATTAATGCAAGAATCTCTCCTAATGAAAAGAATGGTATTAAAGTTTCTGATGATGGCTTATTTGTAAATAATAACTTCACTAAATCAGTAGAATTGGAACAAGAATATGCTGATGAAATGGAATACAAAGATAGTATTCTTGAAGAATTAAAATATTGGATGTCTGTAGTATCTGCTTATAGTAGTATTTCTGGATTAGACTCTTATATTAATAACGAGTTTGCCAAGAAATTTGCTGGTGCTACAAGAGTAATCAATACTCTTAGTGATCCTAATTATGAGACAGATTTATTAGCTGAAGCTTCAGCAAAAGTAGATGGTCTTCTTACATGGTTTGATGAAAACAATCCATTTGTATGGAGAGATTTTGATGGTAATAAAGTAACAAATTAAGAAGGAGGAAGCAGTTAAAATGAATATTAACAAAGATACATTTGTTAATGTAAGAGATAGAGCTAATATTTTAGATGCTTGTACTCTTGGTGGTCCTAAGCGCACTAAAATTATTGCCAGAGATCATGAAACTGGTAAGATAATTGGAGTATTTGAGAATAAGGTTTTGGTTCCTGGTAGCCAGGCTACTGCATGTAGACAGTTTGGTTTGGAAGAAGTTGTACATTTTCCTACTTACAATACTGAATTAGGGCTACAAAATAGTAGAGATCCTTATCCTGCTACGCAGCCTTTGAATACTCCTATTACTTGTCTTTGGTGTGCAGGTAGATCTGGTGCAGGTAGTTCTGTAAATGAAGTAAATGTAGTATCTAATACAGACCGTATATCTCCTGATTTAGAGACAGGTGAAGATAGACTGTATAAAGATATTATTCCTTTCAGATATACTACTAATGATGATGATCTTGACTTTGATGATCGTCATGTTTACTTTGGTAGAAAGGTATTTGATGAAGGTACATCAACTGCTAGAAATGCATATTTCTTTAAAGCATTTGATACACATCCTATGCTTCATGTAAGATATCTTGATGGTACTGAAGTTACCGATCGTTTATGGAAAGTCGTATCTACTCAGCAGGTTGAAGTATATGTAGAAATGAAGTTATCTGTATCTAGACTTGACTTCAGAGAGTATTTTGATCAAGTATTAGGATGGGAAAATGCTAACTTCTCTACAATATCTTTAGTAACTGCTTGGTATGATGATACTATTCCAGAAGATCCTACAGCTCCTGAAGAAGATAGAGTATACTATAAGTGGTATCAGGACATTATTCCTTTCTCTAAGTTTAACTTTGATCAGAATAAGTTGAAGGATCTCAACAAGGGAGTTGACTTTACTTATCAGGTATACTATTAATTATTAAAATGCCTCCTGCTGGGAATATCTCAGCAGGAGTTTTGTAAAGGAGTTAAGAAATGGCAGCAAGAAAATCAAAACTCTGGCAATTAATAGGTTCACCAACAATTTCTAAAACTGATATAGAAACAGCTAATGTAAATAAAGATAATTTAGTTAGCTATGTTTTCTCTGTAAAGAAAGATCAAATCACTTATAATGCAATTATGCAGATATTTGGTAATTATGATGGAAAGTGTTTAGCTTATCCGTATGATTTATTAGAAGTACCTGTTGGTACTTTTACTTATTATACTGATAAAGAAAAGACAAAAACTAAATCTAATACCAATAAGTTTACAACTACAGTTGGAGTTTATCTGTTTAATGTATTTTTAAGAGATTTTAATTTCTCTAGATTATTTGATGGATATATCAATAAGACAATTAATAAGAAAGTATATGGTGGAATTGAACAGAAACTTTCTTATGCTTTATTGGAAGATGATATTACCACTCAAGAATTAAAAGAGTTTGAAGATACTGTTCAATGGTTTATGCCTTTTGAAACTGTATTAACTCCTAATCATACAGAGAAGATGATCACTTGTACTAAAGCTATTGGTAAGAAGAAAGAAGAACTTATCAAAAAGTACAAGAAAGAAATTGAAGCTGGTGATCCTGTAATTGCAGAAAGAATTGAGCAAGAATTATTAAAGTTTGCTACAGAATATATTGGTGATGATCCTTCAATGGATACTATCTTATCTGGAGCTGGAGGAGACTTTGATAATAACTTCAAGAACATGTTTGTTATGAAGGGTGCTATTGCAGATCCTGATCCTAATGCTAAGCAGAAATATAGAATTGTTACTGGTAACTATATTGATGGTATTCCTGCAGAGGAATATGCTATTGTAGCAGGTGCTGGTGTACAAGGTGCTTATGCAAGAGGTAAGAAAACTGAGATTGGTGGTTATTATGAAAAACTGTTTGTAGCAGCTTATCAGAATTTATCGCTTGATCCTAGAGGTAGTGATTGTGGTACTAAAGGATATATTACTGTAAGTTTAGACAAGAACAATATCAAGGACTATATCTATAGCTACGTAATCAATAATAATGGAACTTACACTTTAATTGATTCTAAGAATATGGATTCCTTTGTAGGTAAAACTGTAAAACTTAGATTTGCATCTATGTGTATATCTAAGACTGGAATCTGTAATAAATGTGCAGGAGAGTTATTCTATCTATTAGATGATACTAGAGTTGGTATTAACTTAGCTCAGATTCCTGATACATTGAAACTTAGATCAATGAAAGGTTTCCATAATAGTATTATTCAAACTCAGAAGATGGATGTTGAAAAAGCATTCTTTCCTTGGGACAAAGAATAATAAATTCCCTTCCCTGGAGTACAATACTCCAGGGAATTAATTATTTAAATAGATCATTAGCCATATATTATATACTTAATAATGTCAACCTAAGACATAAAAATGGAGAAAGGAATATGCAAATGATTAAAATTGATGGAGTAGTAAATGATTGTTATGCCGACAAGTATATCTATAATTTTATAGGTATCGCTAGTAATTTAAATAATGCAAAAGAATGCATTATTAACGATCTTGAGAGATTTATTCCAAACAACGGTTATGCAAAGTTTTCATCTTGTGAAAGTGTTTCTTGTGGAGTTCATGTAGTATATGATGTTTATGATGAAGACGGAGATATGTTTGCAGATAATATTACATACTATGTGTCCAATGTTGACGGAGATCAGTTGTATGGATATGAAGATGATTCTTCATTAGAACATGAATTTGATGATGAGGAGTTCTGGGTTATTTAACCCAGAACACTTAAGAAAGAAGGTATAAATATGAGAAATTTTAATCCTGGAGATATTGTAAAGCATTTTAAGCGTGAAACTGTAAAACCAGATAATTGTAATAATGAGTATTTGTATAAAATTATTGGTACAGCTACTCATACAGAAACTGGAGAGGAATTAATTATTTATCAACCTCTTTATGAAACTGATTGTACAAAAGGAAACAATTTTGCAGCTCGTCCTTTGAATATGTTTATGTCTGAGGTTGATCATGAAAAGTATCCAGATATTAAACAAAAGTATAGGTTTGAATTATATGATGAGGAGATTTATTTATAAGTTTTACATTTGATATATGGAGCAATCCTTATGGTGAAGGATATTCTACTACAAAAGCAAAATAAGTTACATTAGAAGAAGATCTTTTCAATCTTATTATTGAAGATGCAAAGAAAGCATTAGTTAGAAAGGATGAGAAAAATGGATAAAAAATATATTGAAATTCCACAAACTGGTATTGGTGATGTAAGTGATGGTTATCATACTTTTAATCAATTATATCATCAAAGAGCTGTATTATTTGCTGCTTTGGTAAATCTTAATCAAAATCGTGCTTGGAAATCTTGGAAACATGAAGATGGAAAGTATTGCTTTGACAGTAATATGGAATGGTTTATCGTCGGAATTGATACTCCTTCTGGAAGCTATACATATCATTATGAAAAGAAATATTGGGATTTGTTCAATTGTAGAGAACTTGAATGTGGTAAACATTGGGATGGACATACAGAAGAAGATGTTACCAGATTACTTGATCTTCGAAATAATTGTAATGATGAAGAAAAGGAAATTATTCATAAAGCTTTACGTCAATATAATCATGCTGCTCAAGACTTTCTTGCATATGATGAACTTATGAAATTATATAGCCATGTACATCATATAAAGGAAACATTAAAGTTGGAGGAAGATTAATTATGTTATTAATAAAAAATAATATAGATGACGAATCTATTATTGGAATCGCATCTTCTT